TCGCGCAAGCTCCCAGAACTACTACTAGGCCAGACACTGGCTTTATTTCTACTTCTTAACACGTTAGCCATTACCATAATATAACCCTACTATCTTATAAATAAATTAAGAGGACTCCGAGAGCCTTGCGGTGAAACACCTGCAAGAATATCTCTACTTTTAGGCGCAAACCTATCAAAAACATCAGCTCGCTTATCATCAAAAACACTGTCAGGGGCAAAAGGTATTCTGTAACCCCTATCAAGCTCAACACTGTCATTTTGTGGCACGTAATTCTGCAGCGCTTGGTTTCTGTACATTTCTTCCGAGCCCGGCACATTCTGCTGAAACATGCCAATAGGTGTGTTTTGAACTCTAAATGGCTGCAACCCACTTAGATCAACATTGCCACCTAGTATGGCGTTTTGTATTTGCGGCAGCCCAGCGAGTATAGCTTGCTGTGCGCCTACATTGCCTTGCTGAAAAGCATCCATTTGCGCCGGAGTTGATTGACCGAACAAATCAACAGCACCCTGAAAACCCTGCGTTGCTGATGCTTGCGCTTGTGGGAATAATCGGTTTATATCCCTCTTAGCCTCTTCTGCCGCCTGCTGTTGCGCAGCTATAGCGGCATCACTAGATCTTTGTTGAGATTTTGCTGCATCTTTCGATGCCTCATTTCCCATATAACCACTCACCAATGTAGCCCCAGCTACCGCCACTAATCCCCACGACATAACAAACCCCCTAAATGCTTCTCTATTAAGCCATCAAAAGAAAGATCATCGTGATCCTCCACTATAACCTGGCTCTCTATCTCGTCTAAATCTTTACTATCTGTAACATGCAAGGTCTGCCAGATACAGTCACTATGTACAGCGACAACCTTTTGCGTTCCCGCCTCTGAAATAAAAGTGTAAGGAGCTGAAAGCCTTTCAACGCCAGTAGCAGTCAACACAGTAACATCACCTTTTAGTATTACATTAAAGTGCTGTGTAGCGTGTATCTTACCTATAATCAATGTACCTTTAGGCATGAATATTTCCCTAAGGTAACAGTTATCGGCAAACCTATGTGTGACCGGGCAATTTTGATTTTCCAACTCGCCACTACTAACCATATCGAGCATCTCTTGTGCTGCTTGACCTATGACGGCTCTATTTTTATTTATTTCTTTTTTAATTACGTCTTTACTCAAACCAAAACCCACCCTTTAGAAGTATCACCCAAGCCATCATCGGCATCGCGCTTTATATATAAAATAGCACCTGTAACGCCTGTTTCATCCATATAAATGGATGCTTGTGGCGCAGGAACAACGCCCTCAGGACTTCCATTGCCAATTATAACAGATTGCTCAGTAATGACCTTTAGCCAAGTGTTAAATTGCGTTGACGGCGAACCATCCTCTTTTACAAGCGGTCTTGAACTACTCGGCTGCGCTATACGTTTATTGTCTGCCATTTGAACCTGTTTTAATGCTAGCTTCTAATTTAATAAACACTGGCTTTACTGGATCACTCATTATAAATTTTAACACAGCGAACCGTGGAAACCTGCCTAACTTGCGCCATATAGCCCTGCGCTCAAACTGACCGATTTTACCAATAGACCTTAGTAACTCATCACCAAAACTCTTACCGTCTGGTGATGATGTCATTCTCACTTGTGGGTCCACTGTAACCAAATCGCCAACGCCAGATTCAAAAGTAGCCTCTAGTCTAGTTACGCTTATAGCATGACCTAAATCAGAAAACGGCTGTGTAGCTATAACTCGTATTATTTCGCGATCATATTCTGTGTAAATATCAACATCAACACTTCCTATTCTGCCGTCTTGAGAGTCACCACACAAAACGCGATTGTACGCAGTTATAATAGAATTTATGCGCCAGCGTATAACCTCAGTTAAGCCCTTGCTATTAGTTATAACTGATTTTCTCTCATTCCATAACCCTGTAATAGTATTGTATTCAAAAGTACGCGTTGGAAATGAAAAGCCTACGAAATAAGCGCCTTTTTGCGCGTACGAATAAGCAAAAGCCTGCTCTATTTCTATTTGTGAAAAATCTTGCAGCAATGAGTCAATGGCAGTGGTTGAAATCTTTTGAACAGCATTACCAGCTAAAGCCCAAATAGCTGGACTCTCATTAACACCGCCACCAATAAACATAAACGTATTATTAGCAGAAATCATAGAGAAAGGAGCAAACACACCTTTATCTAAAAAGAATCCTGTACGTTGAAACGGAAAGCCACCTAAGCCAAGGTTCTCATGCTCCTCTATTGTTTCTGAGCCAGCAATGTAAAGTTTGTTATTAAAAACGTGAATTGAATTTATTTTGTCAGGATCAGACTCGGCACTACCAAAGTCCAAAGCATTCCAGTTTAAGCCATCGTTAGCAGCAGACTTAATAAACTTCTTAGAGTCAGTATTGCAAACAAAAAAGCTATCAATAAAAACAACTAACTGCGGATTGCCGTTAGCGTAAAAATCACTGTCTGTTATTTCCTGAAAAACTGGTATAGCAGTTTCATCAACAATATAACCTGAACCGCCAGGTACAAGTATCATTAATTGCTTGCCGTTATCAGCCATTGATACACGATTATTACCAGGTATAGTCCCCAGTGATACCGATGTAAACACCTCATTACCAGCGCCGTCTATGTTACTATCAATCCTTACCAGTGTTTCACCGTTAAGGAAATACGGCTTGCCATCTTTAACGTGCGCACCTCTGTTGATGTTTTTAGCGTCACCCGTGGTAATTACCTCCTCAACACCTGGGCAACCTAACAGTGTCGCGTTAGATAAAGCACCTTGCGTTTGTGGGATATTAGGGTACCAGTTAACGCACTCTTGAGCGCTAACCGGCAATGATTGCGACAGGTAAAACCCGTTAGCTATTGGCAGGGTAACATTATTCATTATCTAACCTGCGCAGAAAATGAACTGTCAAGCTCTGCTGTAACATCATCAGTTGAGCCTATATTAGCCACCTGGAACTTAACATAATCGTTTTGATTCAATGTCACGCTATCAATATAAATATAATAAGCAACATTTCTACCACCTTGTAAAGAGTTTATTACTCTGTTTTGTATCTTTCCGTCTTCAAATGATGTAGTGGCGTCTCGGTATATCACAGCTTTAACAGCTACAACATCATTAGCTGTGCCATCGATAACAAATTGCCCTGAAATTTGAAATTCCTTGGGCGTTTCTCCTAAATATCTTAACTGGCCGTTAGCTGGTGAATCAAAGTGCTGCAAATCACTAGCTGCTGCTGTCCCTGCTAAATCCACATAAACACCACTACTAACAATGGTGGTTAAAACTTCCGATGTGATAGTGCTATCACCTCCAACAAAAGTATTTTCTATCCCGTTGTTTCCTGCCCACTGACTAACCAACTCGCTGGCTGAGATATTTGGCAATATGTTTGCATCAGAAGCATCAAAAACACCTCCCCTAGTAATAATACACCTATCAAGCTGCAGTGTTGACGGGTTAATAAAGTTACTCGCTGAAAAATCAATAAACGAGGCACTAGCTGGCAAATCTATATTTTGATTGCTTCTAAATCTTGAAGCCATTGAAAAACCTGCGCCGGCAGAAAATAACGAGTAAGCCCCGTCAGTTAAATTTCTGACAATAGACGTTTCTATAAAATAGCCACCAGCCCACGATCCAACTAATTCAAGCTGTGGCTTGCCGCCAAACCTACCCGTACCAGTCTCTAGCCCCTGCCTGTAATTATCTATTGAGCCAAGTGATTCACAGTTATTGTAGTTGATACGGGCAAACTCAAACGCATCAAAGCCACTGTTTGACACTAGATTGTATACTTGCGAGCCAGATCCTGTTACTTCAATAGCGTAATCCTTGCCTAGCAAATTACCACTGCCACCCACTGGTGATGTGAACATGGTATAACCTACCGCGCTAGATATTAATTTCGATACATCAAAATTATAACCAGTTAAGTTCAACCCTCCAGCTGGAACCTCTATAGACTGAGTCCCCATATCAACCACACCATCAATAAAGTATTCTTTTGTTGAGTCTAGTGTTCCTGCTAAATCAGAAGCTTGAGACACAACAACTCTATTAGATAACCCAGTAGCAGGATCAACAGTGTTAGTTAGTGTTATTTCATTTCCAGACTTTACAACACTAATGCCTTGTCCTGCGGATAACGAACTAATAACAGGCTGCGCATTAGTCAGTCCGCTAGTTAATGAAACGCCAGAAGCGTCTTGAGATACATTCCAGCTAATATCAATACCATCATTAGGGCTAGCGCTTGCTATAATCCCGTTGCCGCTCTCAATCGCTCTAATTTGATAATCTTGCGCTGTTGGCTCTTGTAATACTGGAACTCCTAGCGGATCGCCAATACCAGTAATGGTTCCAGTAACACCGAGATTCAACTTAAAGTCACTAAATGACATAGTGAAGTTTTGATTGTTGTTTAGGAAGGTAATTGGATCAGAATCAGCTATCGTTGTCTTAGCGGTAAACTGACTTATTTTCTGACTATTGCTCATTAGTGTTATCCTCTAACAAAATATTTCCGTTTTGCTCGGTAAGAATTGTATTACCTTCGCCAGCATAAAAGTGCACGTCATTAGTCCATACCTCATTACCAGAACCAATGGGTAGAGTAGATGGATGCTTAGTGCTAACCAAGTTGCGTGATATTTTACGGATAGCTTTCAACCCTCTGTCAGCATTAGCTACCAACATACCGCCCGGATTCATATCAAACGATGTAACAACATTTAAAGCAACATTGTATATCAAGCCATTAATGGCGCCATCAGGAATAGTTATTGGGTCGGTGGGCAAGGTTACATTGGTGTAACCTAGTGGATTAGTGATTGCTAACTCAGACATGTATCGGTTCATATACCTAAGCACAAACTGAAAATCAACAGCATCAATGGGCTGCTCCGATGCCTGGACAAGAATTTCTTGTAGTATATCGTTGATAACGCTTTCTGCTGTTTCCATTATTATTCAGCCTTATCTGTTTCAGCTTTCTTTTTTGGCGCTCTTTTCTTTGTTGGTTTCTTCTCAGTCCAGCCCAGAGATAAAGCGTATGACAAAGAGTTGTCGTTTACTTCCATTTTTGTGCCATCTGGCTTATATAGCGTATTCATAAGTAACCCTTTAATAGAATTGATGATAGCGCCTCTAATGAAGCGCTACGATAATACTACTAAGGTTATGGGTTACCGAAACCTTGACCAGCAAAGAACGGATTCATCACGCCGTAAGCAGGGCGGAAGTCAATACGAACTTTTTGCTCATTCTCTAAGAAACCTACACCTTTACTAACACGTAATTGCAAGCCATCTTCTGTAGTCGCAACAGTATCAGTGCTGTGTAACTTCTTAATCGGTACAGAAGCAACTGTAAACGCTTGTTTGTGCCAGAATAAGTTAGGTTGAATGATTGTGCTAGCGTTGCCGCCAAGAGTAACCACATCACCAGCCTGAATAGCAGTGTCAACAGTATTGTATTGACCGTTAGCTTCATTGATTGCTGGACCAGTTACAGTTAAGTTACCCTCACCAGATGCGCCTAATGTAACATCAGTGGTGACGGTAGCAGTCCACTCGATTTGTGAACCAGTATCATCAATTATAGGTAAACGAGTAGATAAGTTAAGGCGGTGACGACCAGTAACTTTAATGGTTTCACCGGCTTTAACTACTAAGTTCGCCTCAAAGCCTGTAACGCCAATTACTTGTGTCATACTGTCTTTAGCTGCAACATAAGTGGCAACAGGAGTACCAACAACAGTACCTTCGCGGTCAGCGCCAGCACTAGTAGTGTAGTTGTTTAGCGTGGTAGCTGTCATAACACGCATGCCAGCAAAGTTATCAGTAATGGTTGCGCGCTGGTTAGCTGTCATAGCTCCAGTTTCACCGCCTAGACTACGTTGATCACCTGCTAGCTTGCGCTGTGCAAATGCATTAACAGCGTAGCACCAACGATCATCCATCGGCACACCAGTTGATTGCATGATTGCACCTGCTTCTGCAACATCACCCCAAGCGTCACCACCTGCGCCGATTGCTGTACCAACACTACCAGACAACAAGCCAGTGTTTTCCATCATGAACTTAGCGTAATCTGTCTCAAAATCGGTAACGATACGAGTAGCCATTGGAGCAAGTAATTGATCTAATTGATCCATTTTAATTGCTTCGTCTGCTTCTGCGTAATCAACAAACACAGTAAAGTAATCTTGTACTACTGCTGATGCCTTGCCGGTAATGATGTCAGACTTGGTTTCACCAGAAACATCACCAGTCGATGTACGAACCGTATTGTAATCAGTCGGACGTTTTACGTCGATGGTGTCACCAGTCGAGCCGTTAAACTTACCAGCGAAAAGCTGCGTATCTACGTTTTTAGTTAAGACACGCTCTGATTCGAACTTGTCTAAAAAGCTGCGCATTACTTTGCGCGAAAAGTTACTATCGAAATTATTAGCCATGAGTGGGCTCCTTAATTAATTTATTCAAATTTTGCTCCCTTGATGTTCTGGTATTTACCAGCATCTTTATCTACACCATTACCACTTAATTGTTGGCTTGGTGCTGGAGCGTTACTAGTTTTCGGTTTAAGTGCCGCCGCATTCGCTTTAATCTGATTGAGTTTTTCGCCAATCAAGTAAGGGTTCATTTGAGCTAACTCAAAACCCTCGGTTTGATTTTCAGCTAAATGCTTAACTATTAAAGGCCCATCAGAATCACTAACTATAAATTTAACTAGATCATCAGATAACCCTAACTCAGCTACTACATTTGCTGCTGCTTGTAACTCATTCTGATTAATACCAAGTTCAACAGCCCTTGCGTTATACGCCTGAACCTTGTTATTGAACTCTTGCTGCTCTTGCAGTTGCGCCTGTTGTTGTACTTGTTGCTGTTGTTGTTGATAAGCTTGTTGCTGCGCGTTAAATTGAGCGTTTGCAGCTATTGCCGCATCTCTCGCTTTAACTTTCTCATCATAGTCATCATCAAAAGCGTCAGGCATAGGTGGTATATTCCCAACTTGTGCCGCCATTTGTTCACGCTGCTTTTCTTCAAACTCTTGAATTCGGGCATTGGCTGCCTCCAATTCACGCTTGGCTTGCTGCGCTTCAAAGTGCTTTTTATTGATGGCTTTGTTGATAGCTTCTTGCTTTTGTTGCTCTTCATCAACAGCTTGCGGTTGTTCTTCGTGTTCCGCTTCACTAGTAGGTGCTAAATCTACTCCAATATCTTGGTTTTCGACTTCTGGTTGGTCGATAATTTCCGACTCGACAAAATCGTTTTGTAGCTCACTCATAGTTTTCGCCCTTAAAGGTATAGTCTTTCGACAGTGCCAGCATTTATTAAGGCCGCTGTAAACCTTGATTAATTATAATTCTTAATATAGTATTCGTGTAGATAGGCGATTCGCCTATAACAACAAAGGTAGATGCATGGATAAAGACAAATTCACAGAAATCATACACAACAAAGGGCTTACCGTTAAACAAGCCTGTAAGATATGGGGCATTCGTTACGATGTATGGCGCAGAAAGTGTAGGAACCCTAAGTTAAGGGAGCAACTTTTGTGTATGTGTAACGGACTTGAGTCAAAACAATCGCAAGAGGCATTAAGTAAGGGTATATGTAAGAGGTTAATGAAAGCGATAGATAAAGACGAAAGGTATTCCTACAAATCAAAAGATTTTAAGAAGAGAGAAGAAAATGATTAGATTAATGCAAGGCGATTGCCTTGAACGAATGAAAGAAATACCTGATGGTAGTGTTGATATGATATTGACTGATCCGCCTTATGGCACAGTTAAGGGCATGGTATTAAAGGGACAAACAAAAGACACGACAAAGTGGGACACGACAATAAGTCACGAAAAAATGCTAAGTGAGTGTAATAGAGTATTAAGAACTAATGGCTGTTTGGTTTTGTTTAGTCAGGATCCTTATACAGCTAGGTTAATGACAGAAACGCATGGTTATTTGCCTTTTAGTTACAGGCTTACATGGTTAAAAGATCACTTTGCTAGCCCGTTAAGCGCAAATAAAGCGCCAGTAAACTATACTGAGGATATATGCGTTTACAGGTGTAAGAAAGGCATTGATGCCAATCATGATTTTGATGGAATACACCCATTAAGGCCTTACGCTAAAATGATTTGTGATCACATAAATAAGCCAAAAAAAGAAGTATTTAAAGATATGGGGTGGCAGGGTTTGTGTCACTTTATGCGACACAATTCGTCTCAGTTTCAGATATGCACAGAAAGGGCTTATGACAAGATAATAGATCTTTATGGGATTGATAAATTAAAGGGGTTTAAGGCTTTTGATGATATTAAGGCAATAGATACCCAGCATAAAGAAAGCGTACAGGATGAAAGAGATCTGTATTTAAAGGCTGTAGCAGAAAAACACCCTGTAACCTTTAATTTACCAAAAGGCGAAAACAAAAAAAGCAACGTATTAAATTATAAAAAAGACTACCAAGGATTACACCCTACACAAAAGCCAGTATTGCTATTAGAGGATTTAATCAAAACCTACACAAACGAAAGCGAAACTGTTTTAGACTTCACAATGGGTAGTGGAAGCACTGGCGTAGCGTGTAAAAACCTAAACCGTAGCTTCATTGGTATAGAGCTAGATGATAACTATTTTAATATAGCTAAAAAGAGGATAAAGAATGAATAAATACACACGCAAACAAATAAACATCAAAGCTCATTTACATGATAAAAGCTTTGTTACTGTCGAGGATGCCGCGAACGCATTAACAAACATGGTTGAGATGGCTATTGAATGCGGCGCGGATGCTTCAAAACTGCTAGTAAAAGTTAATAAAGCGATAGATGGCCCTGATAAATAACCAGAACCTTTATCTATTTACGGTCTAACATGGCTCAATATGAGCGTGTTAGCGCCGCCATTAGCCACCTTTACATCACTATCTAAAGCAAGCTCAATAATACCACTTTCAGCACCAGCAATAACGCCATCTGTTACGGTAGCAAAGCCCTCCTTATCAAGTTGTTGCTGTATATCTAAAGCGCCAGACGTTTTATAAATATAAACGCCGCCTTTAAAGTCTTTGTGTTCTTGGTTGTTTTTTAATGTTATAGACATTGTTTATTCCTCTGGCTCTTCTGGTGTTATAAATGCTGGATGGTTAGCGTGTAAATATTTTCCCTGTGGTTTGCTTAATACAACCAATCTCCCGGTAGGTGTTTCATTTAACATCCCATCAACGAGCGACACTAACTCACTCTCGCTTAGTTCTTGGTCGCAAATTCTTACCACATCACCATTAAAACCTGCCGGTTCTTCTCCCGTAAGGATTAGCGTGTCGCTGTTATACGTTGCCGCCTCTGGGTACATATCCAAAAGCGGCGTTGCAAAATCTTTGTGCATTACATAATACATATTAAATAATCTCTATTGTTGTTTGAAGTACCTGCGGATCAGGTGATATATTATTCCACTCTTTTTCGGCCATTATGCGTCTAAACTCCTCGCGGTTGCTGTCAGGAATATTAAAGTAATTTAACGTATTGTTAGCTTCCTCGCTAGCCTCTGCTGCTCCTGTAGCCAAGTCTACACCAAATGTGGTAGTTACGCCGCCAATAGTCGCCTTGATGTTAGACATGATCCCATTGTAAGCATCGCGCACGTTATATCGAGTACAGAAGTTTTTAACCCTCATGCCTGCTGTTGTTATCACGCATCTTACATGGTGCTGCTTGCCATCTATAGGGTAATCAGAGCTGCCGCTTGATATAACTCCGTCAACATAAAAGTCAAAATCACCACTGTTAGACCAAGTGCCGTCATCAGCCATTAATAACATACACCTAGCAGCATCACTCACATCGTTATCAAACATGTGCTCGCGCGTTGTTAGTACAGCAGTTGGCGCAACATAAGTGAACTCTAACT